TCTAGTGTGAAGAATGCTTTGTTGCTCTCCTTTATTGATGTTATCCATGATAATGGTATTGTTTTACCATCTGGACCTTATGACATTGATGTAGGTGTTAACGGCCTGGACGGTGTCTCTTATGTAGACCGTCTCGTCACAAGTACTTCGGGAGGTTTTGGGCATAAAGGGCCCAAAATAAACTGCCTGATTGAAGAATCTCCCACCGATGATCATTCGGTGCGTTATTCACTTTCAGGTGATATTTTAGCAGAATTGGAAAACACAAAAACACTTTATTTGCAAGGTAAGCGTAGTAACATTGTTTGGGACGCGACTTTTAAGGATGAGCCTCTTTCTGCAAAGAAGGTTCATGCTCAAAAAGTTCGTGTTTTTAGCAGTGGTCCTTTACATTTTAATGTATTACTGCGTCAATACTACTTGTGGTGTATTCCCTTGTTTTCCGGGAAATATCGTCATTTATTTGGAATGGCGATTGGTGCAAATGCTGTCGGTAAAGATTGGACAGTTTTGGCCAAGTATATTTCTCAATTTGGTGCAAATAAAATCATAGCTGGGGATTATAAGTCTTTTGACAAAATGATGCCCCCAGAAGTGATGATGTCTGCTTTTTGGATTCTCATTGAGTTAGCCAAAATTGCTGGTTTTAACAGCTCAGACATCAAGATTATGACTGGTATTGCAACCGATATTTGCTATCCACTTACCAATTATTTTGGTACAGTGGTTGAGTTTTTCGGAAGCAACCCCTCTGGTCACCCTTTGACTACGCCCATTAATGGGATTTGTAATCAATTGTTGATTATGTGTGCAAGTGCATACATTATTCCAGAGGTTTTAACTTGTCGTAATTTTTCAGAGGAGTATTTGTCTATTGTTACTTATGGTGACGATAATATAATGTCATCTAAGGATGCACGTTTGACACATACTTCTCTGTCAGAGACGTTAGAAAAGTGGGGGGTCGTATTTACCATGTCTGATAAGTCAGGTATTTCCGTTCCCTTCATTAATCTTTCGCAAGCCGATTTTCTCAAGCGTTCTTTCGTTTGGGATTCGCAGCATTCTTGTTATGCTGCTCCATTGGATCAAACTTCTATCATTAAGAGCTTAACTATTTGTACAAAAAGTACTTTTATTACTTTTAAGGAACAGTGTGCTCAAATTATTGATAGTGCTTGCAGAGAATATTTTCAATATGGCCGAGATGCCTTTTGTAATGAGAGGCAATTTTATAATGGCTTAATTGATAAGTATGCTCTTGCAGGTTATTTGCCAATGGGACGTTTGCCCACTTGGGGTGAACTTGAGGAAGCGCGGTTTGACGTTGCGCAAAGTTCTGTTGTAAAAGACAGTTACTATCGCGATGTCGAACGTCCTATGCTTTTAAAAGCTAAATTTGCCGAGAGTACAGATACGAA